AAGCGGGCGAACATTTCCTTTGGGGGCATGTCAATCTTCTGATCACCGAGATACAACTTCGAGACATTGTTCAGACTATACGAGTCTAGCTTGTATCCCTTTTTGACTTCGTGGAAAAGATCAAAGATGAATCGTCCGGGCATAGGAAGTAGTTTGAGGAAGTTGTCCCCTAGAGCGCTGGAGCTCAACTTCTTCTGAACCATGTGGGACTCTGTGTTTTTCAACTTTCCCAACTGGTAAAACTCGAGGCCACACCCGTTCATGGCTGCCCGACGGTAGATGTATTCAAGATCAAATCCAAAAATGTTCCACCCAGTCATGATATCGATATCCTTTTTCTGGACGTAGTCTTTGAAGGCGAGTAGAAGTTCCCTCTCCGTTTTGAAACTCACCACATCTTCACCAGTTGTGTTTTTATAACACAAACAGGTTTTCTCGTATGGTTCATCAGTTCCAAATTTACAGAGTGAAATGGCTATTTGAAAACAGGCATCGTCCTTGACGTTGGGATCTGGAAATTTACCTGTGGAGCTGTTACACTCGATATCAAAGGACGCCACGACAAACGGTGCGATGTCGTCACGGTTGACAGGCTTCAGATCGCTCCACTCGTTACACCACAGATCGATATCTACGTTCGCGAGGTGAGATCTAACACACTTTGTTCCAGTATCCAACCACCCAGTGGACTGAATACCAGTTCTGTGCATGAGTCTCAGGACGGGATCTATATTTGATTCGTATACGTGATAAGGTTTGAAGTCACTGTTATACATAAACACAGAATTGACTTTACGTCTCGCCTCCAGGTTCTTAAACGTCAGGTGCATGAAGAAAAATTCTTCATTGTTTTGAAAACCCCAGACATCTTTTTGCTTTGTCAAGGAATATCCGGTGAGACAATCCTTCTTCATCGAGTTTATCCTGTCATATAAAATTTCAACATCACCCTTCTCTGTTCCACGTGGCAACTTTACAAAGAAATACGGCTTGAAGCCAGTTGTCACGCATACAGATTTTCCATCTTCAGTTTTACCAAAGATGCTGATGAGATGTTCGTCGTCATCGTCTCTGGCCTCCCAGGTTAAAGCTTGAAATACCACCATACGTATACATGTACCCAAAATTTTAATATCATTTATTAATAAATGTCTGCCGCTTTAATAGAACTCGTGTCTGTAGGTGCCCAGGACGTCTACATCACCGGTCAACCTGAAGTAAGCTTTTTCCGTCAAAACTACAAACGATACACCAACTTCGCCATGAAGCCCGAGCGCATGGACTACATCGGCACGTTTGGTTCCGGTAACGAGGTTATCATTCCCGTCCGTTCCAAGGGTGATCTTCTCAGCTATGTCTGGATTGAGGCCGATAACATCGCCGCCACCCAAAACAACGACAATGGTTTCTTTAAAAGAGGATCCACAGACCTCACGGAGTTTTCCCTTTGGATCGGTGGTCAGATGGTGACCACCATGGATTCTTTGTTCATCCAGGGTGTTCACAACCCTCTCATGAGGGATTCGGCCGCCAAGGCTTCCTTCTGTGTGAGCCTCAACCACAGGAAGGAAAACCACGGTGGTAACTACTACATGCTCCCCTTCTTCTTCGGTGAGGACTGGTCGAAGGCTCTTCCCCTCCTCGCTCTCCAATATCACGACGTTGAGATTCGCATCAAGTGCCGCGATGGGTTCTCCCCCTCGTCCACCCCCAAGGTGTTCGGTAACTACGTGTATCTCGACACGGATGAACGTAAGTTCTTCACTGACAGGGAACATGAGATGCTCATCACTCAGGTTCAGAACCAGCGCTTCTCTAGGACTGACAAGGATGTCGACATCACCTACTTCAACCACCCCGTGAAGTCCCTCCACGTCGTTTCTGGTAACGCGAACGGCGCCCCTTGGAACCACGCCAACGACGGTTTCAAGTTCGGGACATCTTCCTTATACATCAATGGTGTTGCTCTCTTCGAGGACACCACGGACGTGTATCACCACGATGTCGTCGCCGAGATGCACACCACTGACCTCCCCGATAACATTCTCGATGATCTCGCGACCTTCTCCTGGCCGTTCTGTCTCACCATGTCCAAGATGCAGCCCACAGGCAGCCTCAACTTTTCGCGAATCGATAACGCCAAGATGACGTTCAGCAATCCCGAGAACGGTAACCATCATCACCGCGTATACGCTGTCAACTATAACATCCTTCGTATCAAGAATGGTATGGGTGGTGTAGCGTTCGGTAACTAAATTTATAAACCTAAGTATAAATCGGTTTTTTTGGAAAATAACACAAAATGGTAAAATCTTCCTCACGACCCCGTAAGACGTCCAAATTCATTGTAGACCTTGGACCTGAGATTGACAGGGTCGTGAAGAAGAAGAATGCGAAGATCAGAAAGCAAAGGGTTATCATCACAGATTTACGAGACAAGCTTCGTAATCGACCGGATGACATGAAAGTCAAGAAGCAGAAGCTTGCCATTACCTCACTTCAGGGCACCATAGATGAACTCACGGTCAAGTTAGAGAAGGTGGAAAATGAGATGAAAGCATACAAGGTGAAACGTGCTTGCATCAGCAACAAAACACTTGATTATGCCTTTAAGAGACTGAGGGAAGGGTATTCTCTTTCCAGAATGAAGCCCAATACACAACTCCTTATTCAACAATCCGGTCGTTGGGACGAAGCTCGCTTACTTAGCACCCGCTTTAAAGTCTGTTAGAATTTCCTTAGTCTTGTTATACATACGTTTATTGTGAAACGTCTTATCTTTCAACTCATCCCAAATTGTGAGGCGATGTTCCAAGAATTTCTTGAACTTGATCGGGTCACATTCAGATTTGTAACGAACTTTCTCACCTTGGAGAGCCTTTTCGACAGCGGCCTTCCTACTCTCGGTGTATTTGGCTTCGCGCTCGGCGAATGAAAGTCTTGTCGTTGTTTCGGTGTTCTTCTTGGAGTTCATTTACTAGCTAAGTGTATGTATTCTTTATAAGTGTTTGGCGAAGAGATGACGTAACAATTGCTCGGGTATCCTGTAACGGTCGAGTGTGCTTGTGGTGTCCGCCTCTCCACCCGCATAAATTTGACCGGGGGTTGTGATGCCGATTCTGTGCCTGTGTTGCCTGTTCGGACACGTGCAGGGATGATTCTCCAAATCATCACGGTTCGTCCATATACGAGTAGGTTTCTTGTAATCAAATCCAAAGCGGCAGTAGTCAAAGCGCACCGATGTGAGCTCTTTCATACACGGTAAGTTTTTCATTGCAGAGTTCCATGGGTTTTCGATATACCACTCTCTCGGATTGAAGTACTTTATAATCTCCAACACTTTCTCAACGTATTTACTATTCTCCTGTCGAGCCTGGTTAAGTTCTTCCATTGACTTGAATTTACGAGTCGGTCCAACGTTGGTGGTCTGGAGTTGGGAATAAATCTTACATTCCGGGGATGCCCAAATTATGTCAAAGTGGCCTGGAGGATACTGTTTGTAATCAAATTCGAGTATGTCACATAGGTGAGTAGGATTAAACTTTTTGAGTATATCTAAACTCACAATTTCATGTCCTGCTGGTTCAAGGACTTTGGATACACTTCCGGTGCCTTTGAAAAGTTCCAAGACACGCATGTTAAAATATCAAGCGGTTATATTTTTTTGGATTTAACGCTAAATCTAAACTTTTATTTTAACAGTTCAAAGTATAATGCACGTCGTATTACAACCGAGCCCGTCGGTGTCACATAAACTCAGGGTGACCCTGCCAAATAAAAGATGTATTGACTTTGGTTCTGTGGGTGTTAAGCATTATCCAGACCATGGCAATCCAAGAATCATGCGTGCACAACTCCTTAAGAAGGGGGCGATTATTCCAAAGGAGCTGCGAATTGAGACGGATCCGGGTGAGATACACAGAGGAATGTTACGAGTCAGGGAAAGTTCTACGGAGGATTGGGAAGACTTCTTCCGGGCAGATTATTGGGAAAGGTGGTTGCTATATACTCACACAACTGTCACTAAAGCTAAATTATCGATGGTCATGAGTCATGGTATACTATTCATGCCAACACCTGAAGATTTATGGTTTTGTAAAGATGAATTTATTGACCTGTAGATCCGAAGCCACTAGAGCCACGTTCAGTGTCTTCCACGATACTAATTTCTTCAATGGGAGGTGTCTCACAACGTTCGAGGACGAGCTGAGCGATCCGATCACCCTTCTTGATTTCAAAGTCGTTCATTCCATGGTTGAACAGAACGACTTTAATTTCACCGGTGTAATCTGGGTCAATAACTCCGGCACCCACGTTAATGCAGTGTTTGACAGCGAGACCGGAGCGGGGAGCTACACGACCATATACCCCTGGGGGGAGAACGACGGTGATACCGGTTCCTACCAGAGCTCGCCCCGCCTGATTCGGAACGATCGCATCTTCGGAGCTATATAGATCATATCCCACAGCACCATCAGAACCACGAGTAGGAACAACAGCATCGAAGGTGAGTTTCTTTACTTTGAGAGACATCTACATAGTAGTATGATCATTCCCTTAAGCAGATTGATGAACACCTCGGAGATATTCCCTTCCTCTTACGTTCTTTATATACTAACCGTAAACAGCAGTACGGTAAAGTGTGTAACAATATACCCACTCCCACAACATACAACCACATCTTATATTTACTTGATATACTTTTTCTTCTCCTCGTCGGAGAGCTCTCTCCACATTTCACCTAATTTCCTACCAACCTCACCAAAAGTGAATTTGGGATTCTCTTCAACAACCTTTGGGCGCATCTTTTTGCAGAAGTTCATATACGGCCCGGGTTCACGCTTCTTTTTAACGGTTTTAGATTCGTCACTACCACCCCCTCGAAGCCTGAGCACAAGGTGCAGCGTGGACTCTTTCTGAATGTTATAATCAGACAGTGTTCGACCATCCTCCAACTGTTTACCAGCGAAAATGAGTCTCTGTTGGTCGGGTGGAATACCCTCCTTATCTTGAATCTTCGCTTTGATGTTATCAATCGTGTCGGAAGACTCGACTTCTAATGTGATAGTTTTCCCAGTGAGAGTTTTGACGAATATCTGCATACTATTTGTACACTACATTTAATTCTTTAATCCAGGATTTTTCCGAGAAAAGGTGAGCGCACAAATTCCATAACTGAACAGTGTGATGAAAACCTGTCCACCTATGACATGGATCCTCGTCAAGATGTGGTCGTGTTTGAAATAGATGCTCATGATGAACAACATGAATGTCTCGAAATACACACGAAGTATGATGTTAGTCAACTTGTACATGAAATCAAAGAAGTTTGTAAGTGAGTTGTTGTGCTTAGTGAGGCGCCTGAGAAGGAGCATCGATGTGTCAATTTCTATGAGCCCCGAGAGAGCCGTGAATCCAGCATCCTGTGGCCTCGTCAGGGGGTGCATCAGAAGAGTGATGGCAACCGCGTGGTGAAGCATGATCAACTCTCTCATCGAAGGAACAATTTTTGGTTGAACATGTAACCATAACATGTCGTACAACATATGAAAGATGAGAGCGTGTGTCAAGAATAGTGGGTACAGCGCATAGCCGTAAAATACCTCGGCGATACACAGCAAGGAGTATGGAACTAGAAATGATACGGTGACCACGTCATGAAGGAGGATGGCATTCATGATGTGCTTTACACAATTCATTTCTTTATATCAGACTTGCCGGGAATCGAACCCGGAATGTTGGATTAGAAGTCCAAAGTGATATCCGTTTCACTACAAGCCCATGGATGCTGGGAGCGGGGTTCGAACCCGCGAGGCTTTCACCAGACGATCTTAAGTCGCCCCCCTTAGACCACTCGGGCATCCCAGCCCGAATATATGGATCATCAAATCTTTAAGCACTTGGGATCTTTCTCGAACGCTATTCTTTTGCTTAGGAGTTCCCTGTCCTTCTCAATCTTAGCTTTGAGACCAGGACATTTATGCTTCTCGAGGTTAGAGCAACTCACACAAAACTGTCCCTTACAGTGATTGCAATCCAATGGTATCCCACACTTTTTCCTACACAATTCACACCTCATATAGTACTATATTTTGAAATTTTTAAGTCAGATAAAGTTTTGTTGACAATGAAAACTAGAAGATGTTCCTGGCTTCCGTCACTACCAAACCTGTTGCACCCAACCTGACCGGAGAGTATAAAAACCTCAAAAAGACGTTGAAGAATTCGACGGCCGCTTATGGATCCGCCTTGAGTGCCTCTTACTTCATCACACAGAGTGCCGAGCAGGGCGTGTCTGCCACGATTGGTGCAGCCGCGTCGTATGCCTACATCACCCTCCTTTCTGACCGTGTCGACAAGCTTGAAAAATCTACCATGCAAAAGGAGTTCATCGCGCCGATCAGTGCGGCTGCTCTTGAAGTTTCGTGGAATAACGCTCCCTTCGCATTTGACTTTGATTATGGTGCCACGTTTGTTGGTTTCCTGGCGTATAAGTTTGCACTCACATCGGTGTTGTATGAGACGATCAGAACCATGATCATCACTGATGGTGAAGCAATTTACGACACCGAGAAGAAAAATTACACGGATCCTAATGATTGGACCGATGACAAAGCTTAAATAAATAATGTGAATCTATAATAGAAAACCATGTCAGGTGGGGCCCTTGCACAGCTTGTGTCTCGTGGTGAACAGGATAAACATATATCCGGGTCTCCGAACACTACATATTTCAACACAAAATTTAAGAGGCATACCAACTTTTCTTTATTTACAAAGCAGATGACCGTCCAGATGGAACCCAAACCAGGTGGAATGTCGACAGTGAAAATAAACAAACTTGGTGACCTTCTCGCGTATACAAATTTAGTGACAAAACTCAATGGTGAGGTTCAGTTACTGGATGACTGGACCACTGTCATAGACAAGGCTGAACTTTATATAGGTGGTCGATTGGTCGATTCTCAAGATTCCGAGTTTTGTGAGTCCATCGCCATCGATCTTTTCGCCAATTCATATTCGAAGTGTTTCCAGGCGAGTCTTCACGGTGGTTTAGGTTCACAGTCTTTCTTCTACCCGTTTAGGTTTTTCTTTTGTGAACTGTGGCAAACCGCTTTGCCTCTCGTTGCTTTACAATATCACGATGTGGAACTTAAAATTTACTGGAACTCTGATCTGGACACGAACCGAACGTATCACGTGAACGCTGCATTCATTCTATTGGACGAAGAAGAGCGCAAACACGTTGCGTTCAATGAGCATAACATGCT